CCATGACAAAAACCGATACACTTTTTTGGGGTTTTTGCCCCCCCCCTAGCAGCCCCAGGAAGCGGGTTTTGAGGAAAAACCATGGACGGAGAACAGACCGCATTGGACTGGGCCACAGGCCGTGTTCAAAAATTGATTGCATCTAGGGCCAGTTGGTCCCCAGCTGAAAAGCTGATGTTGAGCCAAATGCAGGAAGCGTTGGCCGACTGGGAACAGGCCAGGAGAATCCTGCAAACACAGGGCATGATTACTGAGGGAAGCCAAGGCCAGCCGGTACCCCACCCAGCCCAGGCAATCAAAGTATCGGCGGCGGATCGGGTGTCTAGGTGGCTTAGGCAGCTGGGCCTGTTGGATGATGCGGCTGATGTGCTGGATGAATTGGATGAGAATAAAAAGCGGATGCTGGGTCTGTGAAAAACCCCTATGAACCAGATGGGCCAACCATCATTTCATTCAGCGGTGGCCGAACGTCTGGGTTTATGTTGTGGAATGTGTTGCAAGCCTGTGGCGGCAAGCTGCCTGAAGATGTCATTACATGTTTCCAAAACACTGGTTTGGAACATCCAAAAACCTATGAGTTTGTGAAGCAGGTAGAAGAGAAATGGCAAGTGCCAATCCTGTGGCTGGAAATGACTGTTGACCAAGCCGAATGTGGCAAACAATCATACGGGTATCGGCAAACAAATTTTGAAACCGCCAGCCGGTTGGGTGAGCCGTTTGCTGAGTTGATCAAAAAGAAAAAATACCTGCCCAACCCAGTTGCCCGGTTTTGTACCAGTGAATTGAAAGTTCTGACCGTCAACAGATATGTTGAAAATCAATTGGGATGGGATGACTGGGATGTGTTTGTTGGGTTGCGGGCGGATGAACCATGGAGGGTTGCAAAACTCAAATCAGACAACAGAAAAGACAACCCGCTGGCACCACTACACAAGGCCGGACACACTACACAGGATGTTGCAGAGTTTTGGAAACAGTGTGATTTTGACCTAGATTTGCCTGGTGGTGACAACACATTTGGCAATTGTGTAGGTTGTTTTTTGAAGGGCAGAAGCAAGCTGGAAAGAATCATGGAAAACAACCCTGACCATTTTGCCTGGTGGATTCAGATGGAAAAAGAGGTTGACGGGACATTCCGTTCAGACAGGCCGAGTTATGAAACAATGTTCACAGAAATCACAATCCAGGGAAAACTGTTTGATGACAGATACCCCGATGATTCCATGCCATGCATGTGCCATGATTGAAAGTGACTGAACCACCAACCAATCTTGCAGGGTATGACCCCACCAGGGATGCTGATGGGTTTGTGTTTGACAGTGAAAAGGCCGAACGGGTTGTTGGGTTTTTTGAAGCATTCCTCAAGCACCAAAAGGGTTTGGAGGCTGGCAAGCCATTCACCCTGTTGCCCTGGCAACGTGATTTCTTGGCAACCCTGTTTGGCTGGGTGGATGCTGATGGGCGGCGGCGGTACCGGCGTACCTGGTTGGAGATCCCCAGGAAGAATGGCAAATCCACATTGTCCAGCGGGCTGGGTTTGTATCTCCTGTTTGGTGATGGTGAACAATCGGCTGAAGTTGTCAGCGCTGCGGGTGACCGTGACCAAGCGGCTATTGTGTTTGATGTTGCAAAGGGGATGATTCAGGGTGATGCCATGCTGTCCAAACTGGCACAGGTCTATCGGCGGGAAATCAAATACCCCAGGACCAATAGCGTTTTCAAGGTGATTTCATCAGACGCTGGCACAAAGCACGGCATGAACATTTCAGGTCTGATTGCAGATGAGGTGCATGTATGGCCCAACCGTGATTTGTGGGACACACTCCACACAAGTATGGGCGCCAGAGCAGCGCCATTGTCCATTGCAATAACCACAGCCGGACACAGCAGAACATCAATTGCATGGGAACAGCATGACTACGCGCTGAAGGTGAGAGATGGCACCATCAAAGATGAACGGTTCCTGCCAGTGGTGTATGCGGCGCCTGAAGGTTCAGATTGGACAGAGCCAGAAACCTGGCACATTGCCAACCCAAGTTTGGGCCAATCAATCAGCCTGGATTACTTGGAACAGGAATGCAAACGGGCCAAAGAGGTGCCAGGATATGTGAACACGTTTCTACGTTTGCACCTGAATGTGTGGACCGAACAGCAGACCAGATGGTTGCCAATGGACAGTTGGGATGCAAGCGGTTCAGAGATAGATCACGGAAAGCTAGATGGGCAAGAATGTTGGCTAGGCGTAGACCTTGCCACCACCCAGGACACTACATGCGTGGCAGCCGTTTTCCCAGGCGCTGATGGCACCATCACAGTGTTGCCACATTTCTTTCTGCCAAAAGACAACATTGAAGCCAAGGAACGGAATGACCGACTGCCCTACAGAGCCTGGGCCAGTGAAGGGCACATAACACTGACCCCAGGAGTGGTGACGGATTACAGCTACGTTGAGGCCAAAATCATGGAGCTGGTTGAACGGTACAAAGTTCAGGAAGTGACGTTGGACCGTTGGAATGCCACAGATATTTCCACCAGGCTGAGTGAACAGGGGGCCAACATCACGTGGATTGGCCAGGGGTACCGTTCATTGTCAGCCCCATCTAAGCGGCTGGAAGAGTTGGTCCTATCTGGCAAGCTGATCCACGGGGATCACCCCATCCTGCGGGCACAGGCATCCCAAGTGATGATTGAGACAGACCCCGCTGGGAACATCAAACCATCCAAAAGGGCAAGCGGATCAAAGGCCAATTCCGAACGGATAGATGGGATTGTGGCCCTGGTGATGGGTCTGGGACGTTGCATGGATTCAGGTGAATCCAAAACCAGCGTGGATGATGTTTACACTGACAGGGGATTGCGTTGGCTTTAACAGATTTCATCAGGACCATCATCAGCCCCAAAGCTGAACAACGGCACACATTCAAACAGCCGGACAAATGGAGTTTCCTGGGCAATCCGTCTGGTGCTGGTGTTGAAGTCTCGGAACAAACAGCCCTGAGCCTGTCAGCCGTTTACAGCTGCGTACGGATCATTTCAGAATCATTGGCGGCATTGCCACTGGTGACCTATCGGAACACGGATGATGGCAGACGGCAGGCGGATGACCTGCCCATATACAACATCCTGCGTGACCAGGCCGATGAAAACCTTACGGCGTTCATGCTGTTTGAAACCATCATCAGCCATGCTTGCACCTACGGCAATGGGTTTGCCTACATCACTCGGAACGGGCGCGGTGAGGTGACAGCCCTGACCCCAGTGGACCCCAGGAACGTGGAAGTGAAAATGACCACATCAGGCCGGGTGGCTTATGAGTTCACCACAGGCCAATTCCAAGGGGCTTGGACATCCGATCAGGTGTTACACATTCGGGCCCTGGGGCCATTGGGTTTGGTGGGATATTCACCAATTGGTTTGGCACGGGAAACCATCGGGTTGGGCATTGCGGCTGAACAGTACGGCGCCAACTGGTTTGGCAACAGCGGCACCCCATCCGGCATTCTGAGTGTGCCAGGCAAACTGTCTGATGAAGCCTTTGGAAACCTACGGCGGAGCTGGGAAAAGCTCCACAAGGGTGCTGGTAATTCAGCAAGGGTTGCCCTGTTGGAAGCTGGTATTGATTTCAAGCCAATCAGCGTGAACCCGAATGATGCCCAGTTCCTAGAGACCAGACGGTTCCAGGTTGCTGAGATTGCGCGCATTTTCCGGGTGCCACCATCCATGTTGGCTGACCTGGAGAATGCTGGCAGCTACGGTTCAATTGGTGAGCTAAACCGTGCATTTGTGGTTCACACATTGACCCCATGGGCACGGCGGATTGAATCAGAAATCAAATCCAAGTTGCTGCCAACCATGGGCGGCGTGTTTGCTGAATTCCAATTTGACCATTTGCTGCGTGGTGATTTGGATTCAAGATTCAAGGCATACCAGACGGCACGGCAGGCCGGGTTCCTGTCAGTCAATGACATCCGCAAGATTGAGAACCTTGACCCTATTGGGGGCAACGGTGATTTGTACCTGTCCCCACTGAACATGGAAGCGTTGAAACCTGGTGATGCACCAGAGCCAATGCCCATGGAAGATGAACAGCGGGCGCTGCCAACGGTGGATGTGGTTGCCCTGCGGGATGCTGCCAGGGCCAATGCCAAAGGCAACTGGGAACGGGCGCTCAACACCATTGCCCAGGCGGAAATCAATGCAGCCCAACGCCAGCTGGACCGTGAACCAAGCAAGGTTGCTGAATGGGCTGAAAAGTTTTATGAAGGGGAATATCAGCGTTTGGCGTTCCGGCAGATTCTCCCAGCGTTGACTGAGCTGGGCAACCAATTGGCCAACATCACTGGTGATGAGTTGGGCCGGAACCCTGGCCAACTGAGTGTTGAAGCGTTGGAAAACATGGCACGGCGGTTTGCCACCAGACGTTCCCGGCGTTCAGCCCAAAGCATTGTGGCATCGGAAAACCGTGATGCTGTGGTGGCCAGCTGGGCCAACGGCGCCCATTCCACAGACATCATTGAAGATGAAATGAGGCGGGCGGAAGGCAGCATTGTCCTAGAGCTGTACCGGCAGGCCGGTGTGAACCAAGTGGTTTGGCGGGCGCTGGGCACTAATGCACCAGTGAGCCTGGACGGTGCAACGGTAAAACCTGGTGAACCATTCATCCTGCGTGGCCAGACTGTGACCTATACAGACGGCACAACATATGAACCCAGAACGGACATCCGACACAGCCCAATCAAGACTGGTGATGTGTCAATCATTCAGGCAGTTTGATGGCAACAGATTTTCCCCAATCCGGTGATGATGAACCAATCAGCCTGGACAACTCCAGGTTTGATGTTTTTGATCATGATTACGCCAGAGATTTGAAACGCAACCACCCAGACATCTGGGGTGCTGGTGGGAATATCCGTGGGAATGAAGCGTTTGAAATTTGGAAGCGGGCCGAACGTGGCGTGAGTTCCCCAGCCGTGTTGGCATGGATAAAGGAGCGTGAAGCCTGGAGCGCTAGACATTTTGAAGATGGAAAACAATTCCAAGATGCTGACCTGGGGCCGAACCTGTCCAATGTTGCTGGCATTGTTGCCCAGGTGAAATGGGGCACGGTTGGTGTGCTGGGTGAATCCAGAATGAAGGCCGTATTGGATCAGCTGAAGGAACGGCGTGAAACACGGGCAGACCTGGCAGATATTGAACCAGGTTTGTTTGTGAGGTGGAGAGCTGAAAAAGGCATCTACACCGGCGTGGTGGATGAGGTTGTGACATCCGGGATGGCTGAATTTGGTGCAGAATCCATGGACACTGATGATGTTGGGCCAGTAGCAATCATCACGGTGTTTGTGGAAATGAATGATGACCTGATTGAAACTGACAGGCAGGTTGGTGTGCCAGTGGTGGATTTGGACCTGGTGGCAGACCTGGGTGATGGATCAGAAGAACAGCGGCAAGTGACCGGCAACGTGAAGGTTGCATTGGAACGGAAACTGGAGGAACACAACGATGAACATGGGGATGATGCCAGGAAGCGGGCCACCATGTCCATGTTGGAACAGGTGTTTGAACGTGGCGTGGGGGCATACAAAACCCAGCCCAGTTCAGTCCGCCCAAGCATCCCAAATGCAGAAGCATGGGCATATGCAAGGGTGAACAGTTTTTTGTATGCGTTGGCCAATCTGAAGTTCAGACGGGGCAAGCATGACCTAGATTTGTTGCCCAGCGGGCACCCAGAATCAAGTAAGGATGAACGTATGAGTGATGAAAAACGGGAACGTGTTGGTGTTGATCAATACACCACTGAGGATGAAGCAATGGCACGGGCTGATGCCCTGGGGTGTGACGGCACCCACAGCATGACAGTGGACGGTGAAACCATCTACATGCCATGTTCAACCCATGCAGCCTATGAGTCTGTGACTGGTGGGGGCGGTGGCGGCGGTGGCGGGTACAGCCGATCAGCCCCAGCAGAAAAGCTTGAACGCCGTGCCCACCAGGAAGTCAAGTTGGAATCCGGTGACACAGCCGACACCATTGTGGGCTATGCCAGCGTGTTTGATTCGGAGAGCCGTGACCTGGGTGATTTTGTGGAATACATCAAACCAGGTGCATTCACCAGGGCAATTGATGAACAGCATGATGTGCGGGCGCTGGTTGACCATGACCCCAAGATGATTCTGGGCCGGACCAAATCCGGCACCCTGCGTTTGACCCAAGATGAACACGGGCTGCGCACAGAGATTGACATACCCCACACAACCGTTGGCCAGGACACATTGGAATCAATCCGGCGTGGTGACCTGGATGCCATGAGTTTTGGATTTGTTGTGCGGGATGATTCATGGGAAGAGCGTGACGGAAAGACGGTGCGGGAAATCCGTGACCTGGATTTGTTTGATGTTTCCGTGGTCAGCTTTCCAGCGTATGAGGACACAACCGTGGCTGTGCGTGGTTTGAAGCGTGAAGCCATGCGGCGTGACACGCCCAAACCTGAAATGTTGCGGCTCTATCTGCGGATTTCTGATGGGGTTGCCGAATAAACAAACAACCCTCCTGGGCTGGGTTGGGGAAACCTGATTCAGCCTTTTTGTTTTGGGAATCTGCCAACGGGCAGTGGGGCCAACTGGTCATCCGGTTTCCAACGCCACAGGTGCCATTGTCTGTTGATGGTGGCGCGCTGAAACCTGTTTTTTGTTTCACGTTTTAAAAAGGAAAAATACCGTGAACATCAATTCCCTGAAGGAAAAGCGCGCTGCCCTGATTGCAAAGCAGCGTGAAATCTTGGATGCCAACAAAGACGCATCCGCATTGTCTGCCGATCAAATGGAACAGTTTGAAGGCATGGAATCTGAAGTCCGATCCATTGAGAGCCGCATCAAGCTGGAAGAGCAAACCGCCCAGCGTGAAGCTGAAATGGCTGATGTTGTTCTCAAGACTGAAGAAGCTGAACACCGTGGTGAAATCACCACTGAATCAGAAGAATACCGCACGGCGTTTATGAAGCGCCTCTGTGGTGAGCCAATGTCCGGCGCTGAACAGCGTGCATTGTCCATTGGTTCAGCCGGTGCTGGTGGCAACTTGGCAACCACCGCTGTCAGTCAACAAATCAGCCAGTTGCG